TAAGAATTCGCGAATCAATCCTATTTCTTGTGTGTTCGTGTTTTTGAAGTTTTCACGAATTAGAAAGACGACGTGAACGCTCCAAAGAAAATTACAGACTTTTTTGTGACCAAGAAAGAATTAATAAAAAACTAAAAGCAGAAAACGAAATGCTTAGAAATGATTTAGCAGAACTAAGCAGAGAACACTTTAAAAAATAAACAATGGCAAAAACACGAACACCAAGAAAGAAAGCTGAAGGATTAGGAGATACAGTAGAACAAGTATTAGAAGCAACTGGTATTGCAAAGGTAGCTAAGTTCCTAATGGGAGAAGATTGCGGATGCGATGCACGTAAAGAAAAGCTCAATGCAATGTTTCCATACAACAAGCCTGAGTGCTTAACTGAAGTTGAATACAACTACTTAAACGAAACACAAGTATTGTTCAAAAACACGATTAGACCAACTGAGCAAGATGCAATCCTAAAGATATACAACCGTATCTTCAAAGTACGTCAAGAACCTACTTCATGTGCAAGTTGCTTACGTGAGATTGTAGTTAAAATGCAAAAGGTTTTCAACGAATACGAAACTGCATAAACACGAAATGAGATATTACATAGTTGATCACGGGAAAGAAATGTTAGAAGCTGCTAATGCAGTAACAGACCATTTAAATAAATTAGGATGTCACTATGTAGTTTATCTTACAGATGCAGATGGATTAATGTGCGTTGAAGAGATAGACGAAAACGAATTTTTAGACCACTTTAAAAACTACAAAAACACGAAATAACTAATGGCACAAAAAGGAAGACCTAAAAAAGTACAGAGTGAAGAACAAATGTACGAGATGTTCAAAGCATACAAATCACACGTAAAAGAGAACCCAAGATACAAGTATGTCATGAACCAAAGAAGCGGAGACATGATTGCAGAACCTCTTGAATGTCCACTTACTTTAGAAGGCTTTGAGATTTACGTTCTCAATAAGTTTGGCTTTCACGTAGAGCAGTATTTTAAGAATCAGGATAAACTTTACGAAGATTTCATTCCCATCTGTACACATATACGAAAAGAAATCCGCAGAGACCAAATTGAAGGAGGTATGGTTGGACAATACAATGCGTCCATTACACAACGATTAAACGGACTCACAGAGAAAGTAGAAAGCACAATCATAACAGAGCAACCGTTATTTCCTGAGGAGTAAGTATGTTTAAAAGAACGACTGCAATAAACAAGATTCTATCCTTGAAAAAACGAATTAAGATAATTCAAGGAGGAACATCTGCAGGAAAGACATTCGGAATACTACCTGTATTGATAGACAAGTGTACAAAACAAGCAGGATTAGAAGTATCTGTTGTTGCTGAATCAATCCCTCACTTGCGAAGAGGTGCGTTAAAAGACTTCGTGAAGGTCATGCGATGGACAGGTAGATATGTTGATGACAGATTTAATAAGTCACTACTCAGATACGAATTTGCAAATGGAAGTGTGATAGAGTTCTTCTCAGCAGACGATGCATCTAAACTAAGAGGAGCAAGAAGAGACGTTCTTTACATCAACGAGTGCAACAATGTTTCATTCGAATCTTACAACGAGCTTTCAATTCGTACAAAAAAGGAAGTATTCTTAGACTTTAATCCTGCAAATGAATTTTGGGTACACAAGGAACTGAAAGACGAACCTGACTCAGATTTCATTATCTTAACTTACAAGGACAACGAAGCTCTCGATGAATCAATCGTAAGTCAAATTGAAAAGAATCGTGAGAAAGCAGCTACCTCATCTTACTGGGCAAATTGGTGGCGTGTTTACGGACTTGGAGAGATAGGAAGTTTAGAAGGAGTAATCTTTGATAATTGGAAAACAATAGACAAGATACCAAGCGAAGCTAAGTTGATTGGAATAGGACTTGACTTTGGATATACTAATGATCCAACATCAGCAATTGAAGTATATAACTACAACGGACAAAGAATTGTAAACGAAATATGTTACCGTACTGGCATGGTAAACTCAGACATAGCAAATATGCTCCCAAATAGCGTAACAATTTACGCTGATAGTTCAGAGCCTAAATCAATCGAAGAGATTAGAAGATTCGGAAAGATGATTAAAGGCGTAACCAAAGGAGTGGACTCAATCAGATTTGGGATTGACATCATGCAACGACAGGAATACTTAGTTACAAGCAATAGTCAAAACTTAATCAAAGAGCTGAGAAGCTATTGTTGGGATGTAGCGAAAGACGGAACAAGAAGAAACGTACCTATTGATCATTTTAACCACGCTATAGATGCTCTAAGATATCATGAGATGGAAACATTAGGACTAAAAAAGAACTATGGACAATACAACATCAGATGATTTACCTATGCTCAAAGCAGTAGTTGAGGATTACATTTATGTAATGACAGGTAAACGAATAAAGATTATCTTTGATGAACCAATGAAAATGAGATTACACTTTCAAATGCTATGCGCTGCATACGATGTAATTCAAGTACAACAAAACAGAACTAAATAAGTTTATAAATTATGAAGTTAGAAATCAACGTACCTTCAAGCCTAAGTGAAATTCCACTTAAACACTATCAAGAATTCTTACGAGTTCAGGTAGATTCCAATGATGAAGAGTTTATTGCTCAAAAAATGGTTGAGATATTCTGTGGAATAGGACTAAAAGACGTAGCTAAGATGAAACTAACATCACTCAATGAGTTGATAGTTCACTTCAGTAAGGTATTTGCTGAGAGACCAGAGTTTCAAAAGAGATTCAAGATAAAAACGGAAGAAACAGAAATTGAATTCGGCTTCATTCCTGAATTAGAAGAGATAAGTTTCGGTGAATATGTAGATTTAGAATCACATCTTACAAGTTGGGACACATATCACAAAGCTATGGCAGTAATGTACAGACCTATCATGCAAACACGCAAGGATAAATACGACATCATTCCATATGAGCCTAATGTAGACTTTCAGGAACTAATGAAGTTCGCACCTTTGGATGTAGTAATAGCAAGTTCTCTTTTTTTTTGGACTTTAGGAAACGAGTTAGTAGAGGCTACCCTGAACTATTTGGAGAGGGAGATGAAGAAGAGCAAGAAACTATCAACGACTTTTCAGAAACAACTCAATTTGCCAAACGATGGGGATGGTATCAGTCAATTTATGCACTCGCTAAAGGAGACATTACCAAATTCGATGATGTCACCAGATATAGACTTACTAAATGTCTCACTTATCTCACCTTCGAAAAGCAAAAAAACGGAATTGAACAACGACAATTTGAAAGAAACTTAAAAAAATGACAGGATTTTACGACTTACTAAACAAACTAAAGGTTCATTTTGATAGTGATCCAATAGTTAACACTGTCACACAAGGAGACATCTTCCAAGTTGACTTAAACAAACAGACTATCTTCCCATTAACTCACATTATGGTTAATAGTTCCACTTTAGGAGACAACACAATGACGTTTAACGTGTCCGTGATAGCTATGGATATCGTTGACATTTCGAAGTCTGAGGTAACAGATGTATTTGAAGAGAACAACAACGAACTTGACGTACTAAACACGCAACACGCAGTCTTAAATCGTGCTTACCAACAAATGCTTCATGGTAACTTATGGGATGACAAATATGTAATTGAAACTGATCCTACGTTAGAACCATTCACAGAACGTTTTGAGAACTTACTTGCTGGGTGGACAATGACATTTGACGTTGTAGTTCCAAACGAAATGACAATCTGTTAATGAAGCAATCAGAACTCCAAATAGAGTTAAATAAGTTTAGAGACTATGTAGTTAGTCAAGCTAAAGCAAACCTTACAAGGAAGCACAAGAACGCTTCTAAGGCTTTGTATAACTCTATTAAGGGTAATGTTAAAGCTATGCCGAATTCGTTTAGCATGGACTTCTCAATGGAGGAGTACGGATTCTATCAAGACAAAGGAGTTTCAGGTATTAAAAAGAAGTACAACACGGATTACAAGTATACTAATAAGATGCCGCCTCCAAAAGCATTTGATAAATGGGTGGTTAAAAGAGGACTTGCACCACGAGATAAAGGAAAGTTTGCTAATCGTAAATCTTTGTCTTATGCTATTGCTCGTTCTGTGTATATAAACGGAATCAAACCAAGTCTATTCTTTACTAAACCATTCGAGAAAGCCTACAAACGTCTGCCTCAGGACTTAGTAGAAGCATTTGGATTAGATGCAATAAAATTATTTAACACAACAACATTTCCTAAACAAATTAAATAGATGCCAATTTTCGCACGTTCACCTTATATAGTAACAATAAACGAGGCAGGTCAAGTTGAGACAAAGCTCGAAGTATTCTTGTGGAATGGTACAGGTTCAATGCCTTCAGCACCTCAATATACACTAAGTAAAAAGATACCCGCTTCTAATGCACCTTCTACTTATTACGATGTGTCAAATTACATTCGTGAGTTCATTAGTCATTCAACGAATCAAACGGTAACAACTTTGACTAACAATCCAACTGCTCAATGGTGCAACGTGGCTTTGAAGTTATACAAGAAAGTTACAACTACATTTGTTCAGGTAGGTTCAACTCAAACGTTTAAGGCATACGAAGGATTCACGTATTACGCCGATGGTTATAACTATGATTTATTCAGAGTACACTTAGACGAAAGCACGTACAATTATTACAACGATGGTACTGGAGATGTAGGACACATTACAATAGAAAGTCTTTCAGGGGATTCAATCAAATACACGAACCTATCAACGGGTGCAACAACTACAATAAGTTTAGGTTCAGCAGCAGTTCAAGATGTTCCAAGAGTTTACTCAACATATGTAGCATCAGGAAATACTGTTGAATTGATCAATGGAGGAAATACATTATGGACAAGTACATTTCAACCTAAAGAAGAATGTAAATACACACCTGTAAGATGCGACTTTGTAAATCGTTACGGAGCTTGGCAAAGAGAATACTTCTTTAAGGCTTCGAATACTTCTATCAACATGGAAAACACGGAGTATAACTTAATGCAAAGAACTTTCCCAAATTACGCAATCAACGAAGGACAAAGAAAAGTCTTTAACACGAATCTTAAACAACAAATCAAGGTAAACACGGATTGGGTAGACGAAAGTTACTCAGAGGTGATTAAACAACTGATTGCAAGTGAGAGAATCTTATTAAACAAAACTCAACCTGTCAAGATAAACACGAAATCAACTGAGCTATTTAAAAGCATAAATACTCACATGATTAATTACCAATTAGAATTTGAATACGCTTACGACATCATTAATTCAGTAGTGTAATGAATCGCAAAATAAATATATACGTTACCACTTCAAGATTTCAAAACGCAACTACTGGAGTAGTAAACAACTTTGTAAATGGAGTAACGACATTAGGAGGAACTGTTGAGGCTTCATCTTGCTTGTTTAATTACTTAGAAGAGTTAGGTGGTTTATCAGGAATCATAAAGAACTCAGAGAAGTTAGAGTTATTCAACGATGAGCAGATTCAAATAAGTTCAACGATTCAAAACGTATCAGACATTTCTAAAACGTACACGGACTTTTCACAGAGCTTTACAATTCCTGCTTCAACTCATAACAACAAAATCATTCAGCACTTTTATCAATCGGACGTAAATTCTTTGATTGATTACAACTTGCGTTTAGATTCATTTATTGAGATTGATTTAACTTTCTTTCGTAGAGGAAAGATTCAGATTGAAAAAGCTAACCTAAAAAACGGAAAGCCTGAAAGCTACACGCTAACATTCTACGGCGATGGAAAGACGTTATTAGATTACTTTGGAGAAGACTTATTACAGGACTTAGATTACACATCAGTAAATCATGAGTACAATGGTACAGAGGTAAAAAACAGAATTGAAAACGATACCAATATTTATGATGTTAAATATCCATTGATCAGTTCAAAAAGAGTTTGGACGTATCAAGGAACTCCTCCAACAACTATCTCACCTGCTTACTATTCTATCCCTACAAATAGTTCACATGACATTCATCAGAGTTCTGGACATATTGATTACAAGGAGTTATTTCCTGCTTTGCGAGTGTCTAAGATATTCGATGCAATAGAAACAAAGTACGGAGTTACATTTAATGGTAACTTTCTAAGTGATGACAGATTTACAAAACTATTCTTGTGGTACAAAAACAAGAATGAAAATGTCTACTATACTGAATCACAAAATATAACATTTGATGCATTAACAAGTTCATCTAATGCTGCAACTGATTCATTTAATTTAACTAACGACACAATTAGAGTTCAGCATCAAACAAATGCACTATCTCACACAATTACATTAAACGTAACGAGTTTAACATCAGGAGTAGCGTATTTTGTAGATGTATACCAAAATGGGAACTTGTATCAGCAAATTCCATTTGTTGCAACGGGTAACCTTCAACCAATTACATTTTTCGATGTATTTGGATTAGATGATACATATAGTTTTAAAGTCCGTTCAACTACCACAGGTACTTGTGATTTTACAATAACATATGTTATTTCTTATCCTGCTTCAGTAATATTTGTTCAAATTGGATCAGTTACTTGTAATTTAGTTACACTTCAAGGATATACAGATTTAGCATCACTTGCTCCGAACATGAAGGTATCAGACTTCTTTAGTGGTATTTGTAAAATGTTTAACATGACTTGTCTTGGTACAAGTTTAAACACGTATCAATTAGAGCCTTTGGATGATTGGTATTCACAAGGATCAATTATAAACATCACACAATACACAGACGTAAATTCGATTGATGTAGAACGTATAAAGCTCTACAAGAAAATCACAATGAAGTATCAAGATTCTGATTCGTTCCTAAACAAACAGTTCAGTCAGTTGTTTGCACGTCAGTACGGAAACACGACATATCAATACAACTATGATGGAGATGAGTTTACTTTGGACGTTCCTTTCGAGAATATGTTACAGACTAAATTCACAGGTACTGATTTGCAAGTAGGTTACGCTTTAAACAATGAGTTTGCTCCATACGTTCCTAAGCCAGTTTTACTTTACCAATACGACAATAAAGACGTAGACTTTCATTTCAACGATGGAACATCTACTGCAACGATTCTAAACTATACTCCATTCGGTCAGGACTTGTACACGAACTTAACAGATTACACGTTAAACTTCGCACCTGATAATTCAACGATGTTAAACGAGCCAATTCAACAGACCTTGTTTGCTACGTATTACTTCTCTTACTTGTACAATCTTTACAATTTACAACAAAGATTAATTAGCGTTAAAACTATTTTGCCAATCTCACTTTTAACTGGACTACAATTAAACGATAGATTAGTTATTAGAGATAAGAGATACATCATAAACTCAATGCAATCTAACTTAACTACAGGTGAGGTAAACTTCCAATTAATCCTTGACTTCAGACCAATGGTTAATAAAACAATACAACCTTACGTAAGTGTAGCGGGAGGAGTAGTAAGTTTCTCAGTCAACTTTGTAAATAACGCAGTAAGTGCTATCATGACAAGCTCAAATTCAGACGTTACGATTTCACCAAGTACGCTTACATCAAGTCAAATAGTAGCAATCACTTTACCAAGTGGAACTGCGGGAACTGTTTACGAAATAGAAACAAGATTTACTTTAGATAACGGAGATACAGAAACACAAACATCTTATATTATACAGAAATGATAAAGAACATAATAGCCATGCTTACCATAGATAATTTCTACGGAGTATCAGAGAACATAGACATCGCAAAAGGAAAGTACGCTTACACGAAGTCCTTCCGTAAAATGACAAGACAAGAAATAAGAAAAAACGCACGTAAAAAGTTGACTAATGGCTGAAAAGAAAGTAATTGAAATAGACGTAAACACGAAAGATGCCGTTAAGTCAATGGAGAACCTCTCCAAAGCTACACACGATGTATCTGCAAGTTTTGAAGAAGTCTATGGAGACCTACAACCACTCACAACGAGAATGGGAGAGGCTGAGGATAGGTTATATGAATTAGCGAACGCTGGAAAGACTACAACTAAAGAATACAAGGACTTATTAAAAACCGTTGGAGACTATCGCAAAGTTCAGATTAAAACTGACATGGCAGTTGATGCCGCTGCAACTACAATGGGGCAGAAACTTGGAGGTGCATTAAACGGAGTTACATCAGGTTTCAGTGCGGTTCAGGGAGTCATGGGTACGTTTGGAGCTGAATCCAAAGAAGTAGAAGGTGCTTTGTTAAAGGTGCAGTCTGCGATGGCTTTACAACAAGGTATTGAAGGCGTAAGGGAAAGTATCACAAGTTTCAAAGCATTAGGAGACACGATTAAAGCAACGTCTGCCTTTCAGAAAATCTTAACTGCGTTTCAATGGCTATACAACACGGCACTTGCAGCCAATCCAGTAGTTGCTATTGTAGCGGGTATTGCAGCTTTACTTGCTATTGGTTACAAGTTGATCACTATGTTTCAGGAATCAGCTCAAGCCAATGATGATGCAGCTGCTTCAATCAAAAGAAACACGGCTGCCTTAGATAAACAAATTGCAGCGAGTGACAAAGCGAGTGAATCTTTAAGGAATAAAAACGGGCATGAGTACAACATGGCTAAAGCATCAGGTGCGAGTGCTGAAGCATTACGTAAACTTGCTTTAAAACACGCTGATGAAGAAATTGCATTAGAGAAAGCTACCTTAGCAACTGCGAGAAACACGTACGAAAAAGAAAAGAACACTTTAGCCAATTACAAAAGTTTAGGCATGAGTGATGAGGTAATTGAAAAGCAACGTGAGTTAGTTACTAAGTCAAGGGAAGCACTCAAAGAGGAATACACGGACTTAAAAGAGGCGTACAAGAATAGACAAGCAGTTGCACAACAGAATCAAGTAGAACGCAAGGAGGAGCAAGTACAAGCCAAAAACGATGCTATTGCAGCAGAGAAAGAAAAGAATGATAAGATAGCAGAAATGAACGCTGAATCTTACGAGAAGTCTAAAGAGGCACTTGCTAAGATTAAAGAAAACCAACGAGCAGCAACAGACGTTTTTAAATCTGAATACGAGTTACAAGTTCGAGCAGTTGAAGAGAAGTACAATGCGGAAATTGCATTAGCTAAAAAGTATCATAAATCTACTATTGATTTAGAGAAAGCAAAAGCAAAAGAGTTAAAGGATTTAGAAGATACACAAGCAAAAGACTTAATTGATTACACGGAAAGAATTGATACGTTAAAAGCTACATCGGTTACTAAAACGAAAGCACTACAAGATCAAGAGAAACAAGGATTAGTTGGAGTTGCTGAAGTTAGAGAACGTATTTCCAAAGCTGAAGAGGAATTAGATGCTAAGAAGAAAAAGAATCAGGAAGATGCATTAACTGCTACTGCAGCAACATTAGGAAACATAGCTGAGTTATTCGGTAAGCAAACTGCAGCGGGTAAAGCAGCAGCAATCGCAGAGGCAACTATTCAAACATTCTTATCAGCACAAAAGGCGTATACATCTACAATAGGAATCCCCGTTGTTGGTCCTGTACTTGCACCAATCAATGCAGGTTTAGCAATCGCAGCAGGTTTCAAAAACATTAAATCAATCGCATCTGTGAAAGTTCCTAATGACACAGGCGGAGGAGGAAATACTCCTTCAGGCGGTGGAGGTGGAGCAGGTGCAGTAATGTCTCCAAGTTTCAATGTAGTAGGTAACTCAGGAATCAATCAGTTAGCACAACTTCAACAAACACCAGCGAAAGCCTATGTGGTTTCAGGGGACGTTACAACTGCACAATCTTTAGACAGAAACAGAATCGAAAACGCAACATTAGTACAATAACAAAGTTTAGAAATTATGAAAATTATCGAATTAATCATTGATGAGAAGGATAAGTTAAGCGGGATTGACGCGGTGTCCGTTGTTCACTCTCCAGCCATAGAGGAAAACTTCATCCATTTAGCGAAACACGAATTAGAGTTAAAGGAAGTTGACGAAGAGAAACGTATCTTAATGGGTGCTGCTTTAGTTCCAAACAAGAACATTTACAGACGAGATAAAAACAACGAAGAGTATTACATCTTTTTCTCTGAGGACACAGTACGCAAAGCATCTGAATTATTCTTAATGAACGCCAATCAGAACAACGCTACTTACGAACATGACAAAAAGCTAAGTGGAATGTCAGTTGTAGAATCTTGGATCATTGAAGATGATAGACACGATAAATCAGTAAAATACGGATTCAGTTTACCAAAAGGAACGTGGATGATTTCCATGAAGGTAAATAACGATGAGGTATGGAAAGACGTAAAAGAAGGTAAAGTAAAAGGATTCTCAATCGAAGGTTACTTTGCAGACAAGTTAGAAATGTCGCAAATGACTGAGGAGGATATCTTATTAGAAAAAATCAAACAAATAATCATAGAAAATGAAAACAACTAAAGAATTAATTATTGCAGATATCACTGCAAAGGTAGAAGCTAAATTAGCAAGTCACATTGTAGAACTTACTATTGTAGATGATGTTAAATCATTGTATGAGAAAGCTAATCAATCATACAAAAAAAACACAGATAGCTTAAGCAAAATTGCAAATCAATTAGAAGCTGAATTTCAAAAAACAGCAGATGATTATAAAAAAGCACTTGATAAATATAACTCTTTAGAAAAAACTTCAAAAGATTTAGGTTTTCCAATTCCAAGTGATATTTCTAAATTAAAAGGATTAATTGAATTTGGGTTAAATGATTCATTACAAAGCAAGAAAAACGCATCTAACATATTAGCAATTTAAAATAAGATGGCAAAATTTAAAACACCAAGTAACTCTTCACCAAGAGCAGGAAGCAAAAGAGGATGTCTTTGCGAAGATGGAAAATACTCAAGAAAATGTTGTGATGGAAGTCTACAAGCACAAGGAATAGGAATGACTACAGGAACTGAAAATGTTACTATAACAATTAGTTCAGGAGTAACAACGATAGTTCGTCAAAACGGATAAAAACGCAACAAAGTAATTAACAATAAGTTTTATTAAAAAAAAGAACAATGGGATTAAACGAAGTATTTAAGAAAGTATCAGCGATTCAACCTGAATCTGTAGAGTTAGCATCACACGAAGTTGCATTAGCTACTCCTGATGATTTAGCAAAAGCACAAATGCAATCGAAAAAAGAATTAGAAGCTGCAGGTGTATTAGCAAAAAGTGTAATGGCTTCAATAGATAAAGTTATTGCAGCTTATAGAACTAATCAAGTAACTTGTAATTTAGGTTTAGCAGCAGCAGAGGATGTAACTCGCAAATTTAAAGATTTAGGAATGACTCCTCCTCCAAGTTACATTGTTTCAGGACAAAAAGAATTGGAAGCATCTCAAAAATTAAGTGCAGCTAAAGTAAAAGCACTTGAAAATGCTAAAAAATTATTCAATTAAATAAAAACGAAAAATGAAAAATAGCACAATTAACAAAATCAAAGCACTTTTAGGAATGGAAGTGTCTTTAGAGATGATGAAGTTAGTAGACGGAGTTACGATTCTTGAAGCAGACGCATTTGAAATGGATAACGAAGTATTTGTAGTTACTGAAGACGAGCAAAAGATTCCTTTACCTGTAGGTGAATACGAATTAGAGAACGGAATGATCCTTGTAGTTGAAGTTGAAGGTATCATCAAAGAAGTAAAAGAAGTTACTGAAGAGGAAGAGACACCTGAAGCACCTGAGGCTGAAGTTGAGGTAGAAGTAGAAGCTGAGGCAGCTCCAGTAGCACCATCTGCAAAGAAAACTATCGAATCAATCGTTAAAGAAACTTTCTTCTCAGAAATCGAAGCACTTAAAAACGAAAATATTGAATTGAAAGCTAAATTGGAATTGCTTTCTAAAGTTGACGAAGTTGCACCTGAAGCAACCGAACTTTCAGAAGAGCCTAAACCAATCATGCACAATCCTGAAAACACGAATACAGTAGAGATGTTCAAGTTTGCTAATAACAGACAAAGAACTACATTGGATTCAATCTTTGAAAAATTAAACAAATAATCTTTAAAATTTAAAAAATGGCTACTACAACAAGCATTACTACAACTTACGCAGGTGAGTTCGCGGGTAAATACATCGCAGCAGCGTTGTTATCTGCACCAACATTAGAGCAAGGTGGTTTAACTATCCACCCGAACGTAAAGTACAAACAAGTTATTCAAAAAGTAGGTACTGATGACATCGTGAAAAACGCAACTTGTGATTTCACTGCTACATCTACACTTACATTAACTGAGAAAGTTCTTCAACCTGAAGAGTTCCAAGTTAACTTACAATTGTGTAAAAAAGACTTCCATGCAACATGGCAAGCTAACGAGATGGGATATTCTGCATTTGATGTACTTCCTAAATCTTTTTCTGATTACTTAATCGGATATGTTGCTGAGAAAGTTGCTTCTGCTATGGAGACAACAATTTGGGTAGGTGCTAACGCTACTGCAGGTCAATTTGACGGAATCGCAGTTCAAATCGCTGCTGATGCTGCTTTACCAACTGCACAAGAAGTTGCTGGTACTACAGTTACTGCTGCTAACGTAATTACTGAAATCGGTAAATTAGTTGACGCTATTCCTGCACGTATGTACGGACAACCTGACTTGAAATTGTACCTTTCTCAAAACATCGTTAAAGCATACATCCGTGCTTTGGGTGGATTCGGTGCTTCAGGTTTAGGTGCTAATGGTACTAACAATCAAGGAACACAATGGTACACAAACGGTTCTTTGAGCTTCGATGGTACTCCTATCTTCATGGCTAACGGTCTTGCTGCTAATACAGGTATTGCTACAACTACTTCTAACTTGCACTTCGCAACAGGTTTGTTGAACGACATGAACCAAGTTAAAGTTTTAGACATGGCTGACCTTGATGGTTCTGAGAACGTTCGCGTAATCATGCGTTTCACGGCAGATGCTAAATACGGATTTGCTGAGGATATGGTTACTTACGGAATCACAAACTCTGCTAACTAATCTTAGCTAATAAAAATTAATCGGGGAGGGGTTCGCTCCTCCCTTTTTTATAACATTTAAAACTTAAATTATGGCTTGTGATATCGCAAACGGTCGTTTGGAAGTGTGTAAGGATAGTGTATCAGGTATTGATGCAATTTATCTAATCAACTTCGGAGACTATGCTTACCCAACAGACATTACATACTCTGCGGGTACTGATACAATTTCTGATGTAGCTAACGTAACATCATTGTACAAATTCGAATTAAAAGGAACTAACTCTTTTGATCAAGTAATTACAACTTCTCGTGATAACGGAACTTCATTTGTTGAACAAACATTGTCTGTTGTCCTTAAAAAACAAGATGCAACTACACACAAAACAGTTAAATTGCTTTCTTACGGACGTCCTAACGTAGTAATCAAAAACAGAAATAACCAATTCTTCCTTGCTGGTATTGAGCATGGAATGGAGTTAACTACTGCAAACGTGTCAAATGGTGTTGCGATGGGTGACCTAAATGGTTACACTTTGACTATGGTCGGCACAGAGCGTCTTTTAGCCAATCTAATTGATGTTAATACTGAAGCTGCTTTAGCAACTGCATTTGATGCTGCTACTATCGTTACAGTATAGTAATCTTTCATCTTAACGTAATTAGGGAGGCTTCGGCTTCCCTTTTTTGTTTTAGAAACAAATTGTAATCTTTTAAGTTTATTAAGTATGATAGTATTAACAACATCTACTTCACCTCAAACTTTTTCGTTTATTCCTCGCTTTGAGAATTATACAACGATGGCTATTACAGATGACCAAACGAATGTAACTACAACGATTGCAATCACAAGTTCAACTCAGGGAGGATATGTAAATACGATTACTGCAACATTTGCACTGATAGAGAGCCATACTTACACTATTTTGCTTTCAAACGGTGCAACTATCTGTTACAAGGATAAGATTTTCTGTACTGATCAAACCATTTCGAATTTCTCCGTAAATGACGGACAATATACTTCACACAACACAACAAACACTTTCATAGTTTATGAGTGATAATGTACACATACTAAGCCTAAGTGCTTATACAACGCCTGTTATTCAGGAATCCAAGCGTGAAAACTGGGTTGAATACGGCGACGACAATAACTATTTCTCATTTTTGATAGATAGACACACGAACTCAACAACGAATTCAGCTATTATAAACAATATAGCACGACTTGTTTACGGAAAAGGACTCTCTGCATTAGACGCTAATAAAAAGCCTAATGAGTACGCTTCTATGATGGCGTTATTCAGTAAAGAGGATTTACGAAAAGTTATCATTGATAGAAAGATGTTAGGGCAATATGCTTGGCAAGTACATTACAACGAGAAACATGATAAAATTATCAAGGCTTACCACATTCCAGTTAACTTATTAAGAGCTGAGAAATGTAATAAAGACGGAGAAATCGAAGCATATTACTACTCTGATGATTGGACGGACACTAAAAAGTATGCACCTAAGAGAATACCTGCTTACGGATTCAGCAAAGAAAAGATAGAGATTCTATACAACAAGCCTTACTCAGTTGGGATGAAGTACTATTCCTATGTTGACTATCAAGGAGCTTTACCATATGCACTTTTAGAGGAGGAAATAGCAGATTATTTAATCAACGAAGTACAAAACGGATTCTCAGGTACTAAAGTAGTAAACTTCAACAACGGAGTTCCTACTGAAGAACAACAAAGCATGATTACTTCTAAGGTCATGAATAAGTTAACAGGCTCACGAGGTCAAAAAGTAATCGTTGCATTTAACGACAATGCGGAATCTAAAACAACTGTTGAGGATATTCCTTTAAACGACGCACCTGAACACTACACGTACTTATCTGAAGAGTGTTTACGTAAGATTATGCTAGGACATAACGTGACTTCTCCTTTACTATTTGGAGTTGCTTCATCAAATGGCTTCAGTTCAAACGCAGACGAGCTTAAAAACTCTGCTATATTGTTTGACAACATGGTTATTCGTCCAATGCAAGAAGAAATCTTAGAATCTATTGATAGCATTTTAGCATTTAACGGAATCTCATTAAAACTTTACTTCAAGACTTTACAACCTTTAGAGTTTGTAGACCTTGAGAACGCACAAACGACTGAACAAGTAGCTGAGGAAACAGGTACGGATGGAACTCAGTTAAGCAAAATGGATAACGAGGTAGCAGATGCATTGATTGAGTTAGGAGAATCTCCAAATGCAGATTGGCTTCTAATAGATGAATTTGCGGTTGACTATGATAACGATGATGCAGAGAACGAAATGCTCTCTAAAGAGCTTAAAACGTCTCTACTAAGCAAGATATACAACTTTGTGAGTACAGGTGATAACAGACCTAACATCTCAAGCAGACAAGATAAGACAATTGATGGTATTCAATTCTTAACTCGCTACGTTTATGCGGGTACTAAACCAAATGAAAAGTCTCGTCCGTTCTGTAACAAGATGATGGAAGCAGGTAAGATTTACCGCAAAGAGGACATTATCAAAATGGGTTCACAAGCAGTTAACGCTGGTTGGGGTGCGCAAGGTGCAGATACTTACGACATTTGGAAGTTCAAAGGTGGTGGTAATTGTCATCACAGATGGAACAAGCAAGTATACGCAACATTCAAAGAAGGTAGTGGAATCAATGTAAACTCGAAAGATGTTAAAAGAATCGCAACTGCAAAAGCTGAGAAATTAGGTTATGTAGTTAAGAACGATGCTTTAGTTTCTACACGTCCTGTTGATATGGATTTCAACGGATTTTTACCAACAAACAAAATATACGGGAAATAATGGCAGAGGCTTTATTCATAACAAGAAACGACATCGTTAAATTTACTGCTATGAACGGAAACGTTGATACAGATAAGTTTATTCAATTCATCAAGATTGCTCAAGATATTCATATCCAGAATTACTTAGGTAGTAAGCTATTCCAAAAGCTACAAGCAGACATCGTTGCTAATACTCTTTCAGGTAACTATTTGACATTAGTAGAAACCTACGTGAAACCTATGCTTATTCATTGGGGAATGGTTGAGTATTTACCTTTTGCAGCGTACACAATCGCAAACAAAGGAATCTACAAGCACTCATCTGAGAACTCTGAGAACGTAGATAAAAACGAAGTTGACTATTTACTTGAAAAGGAACGTAGCATAGCTCAGAACTACACACAGAGGTTCATTGATTACATGAGTTTTAATCAGCAGTTATTCCCTGAGTATAGATCAAACAAAAACAACGACATCTTCCCTGATTCAATGAATAACAATCTCGGCTGGTATATATGAAAAAACGAATTAAAATAGGTGCTTACAAACCTAAACAAACAAACGTTGAGAAACTTCGTGTTTTTCTCGCTAAACTAAATAAAAACGAAAATGGCAAATAGCATCGGTTGGGGTAAAATATACGAATCTACATGGTGGGGAGATTCTGTTAACACTGCTCAAAGCACTTTTGATTATTCCACTGCTACTTTTAATTCACAATATGATTTAAGAGATAGAGTTATTTCGGATGGTGGCGTATTGGAATCCACTTTCTGTTTATCATTAACAATTTTAAATTTATCTCAAATATGAGTTTATTAGATACCGCTTCATTAATAGTAACGCCAAACGGATATAAGGAAGGTACGTTATATTCCGTTATTCCGTCCGATGGTTCTGGGGATATGTCAGTCGTTCGAGCAACAACTGCAACGCGTGTGAATAGTGCGGGGTTGGTTGAGTTAGTGCCTTATAATTTCATAGCATATTCACAAGAAATAAACAACACGGGATATTGGGCGCATTACCTTGCTAACATAACCGCAAATACAACAACTGCACCCGATGGCACAACAACTGCGGATACTATAGCAATCACGGGAACAAGTGGCTCGGCTTATCAGCTTCATACTTATGTCGGAGGAGTACATACTTTATCTTGTTACTTTAAGAAAATAAACGAGGATAATGTTTATATGGATGGTAACTCAAGTAGTGGATATTACGGAGCATCATTCAATTTAACTACTCAAGCAATTACTTTGTTTGGAGCAGGTTTTTCACCAAGTATCGAAAGTGTTGGTAATGGTTGGTATCGTTGTTCTGTTCAAGGAAACGGAAGCGGTAGCGGTTCATATGGATTTGGTGTTTATGCAAGTGCGGGACAAAGTGCCTACATTTGGGGAGCTCAACTAAACGAAGGAACTTTAAAGCCCTACCAAAAAACGGAAACACGCCTAAACATTCCACGACTTGACTACTCAAATGGTACTTGTCCAAGTTTGTTAGTAGAACCGCAGAGGACTAATGTAATGCTTTGGAGTTCGTCTTTTGATAATGCGGCTTGGTCTAATGTAAGCCAAGTAACAACAACTGCAAATGCTTCAACTGCCCCCGATGGAACGATGACCGCTGATAGACTTCAATGCACGGGTTCAAATTGGTTTTTTGCTCAACCTATTTTTTTGACTTCGGGTGTATCTTATACAATTAGTATGTATGTTAAAAGCAATACGGGAAGTAGTCAAACTTTCAGACTTTTTGGTTGTAACTCTTTAACAAGTTCTAATTTAACTGCAACTAATGAATGGCAACGATTTGAGTTTACTTTTACAAGTACTGCTGATTTTGTTCACGGAATTGCAAGAAATTCAAGTAATGATACTGCTGATTTGCTTGTATGGGGAGCACAACTCGAAGCGGGTTCTTATCCAACTTCATACATTCCAACAACCTCAGCAAGTGTAACACGCAACGCTGACGTTGTATCGAAAACGGGAATTAGTAGCTTGATTGGACAAACGGAGGGGACTGCATTTATTGACATTCAAGTTGATTCGTCTTTTGCTCAAGCGAATATGCGTTTTCTTGACATTTCAAATAACACATACGACAATTGGTATTTTTTAGGCCTCGCAAACACGAATGAATTAGTTGTTTATTTTAGGTCTAATGCAACGGTGTACGCTTCCGCGGTAGTGCCTATTACTTTAGGTCATAACAAAATTGCTTTTGCTTATGCTAACAATGACTATGTAGCTTACCTTAATGGAACTTTGATTCATAGTGATTCAAGCGTAGTAGTTGGAAGCACTTCTAAACTGACGTTAGGAAATGATTTTGATTTGTCAAGTCCATCGAAGCAATTCATCAACGCAACCGCCCTTTGGAAAACTCGCTTAACAAATACACAACTCGCACAACTCACAACGATATGATATACAAGCTAACATACGAAAACAAGGAACAATCAACCACAGACCTTAAAACAAAAGGAATACTCGTTGAGGTAGAATTCAACGGAGAGAAACACGAAGCATACGGAGAAGGAGTTCAAGCAGTTGTTGAGATAGGATTGATTATGATAACTCCTCCCGTAATGGAAGGAATGAAAGTAATCACAGAACCGATTTACGCAGATGGTTACCACTACGACGTGATGAGTGAAAACACGTACGATTTTGGAACTAACTTAGTAGAGCCTAAGAATCCTAAACACGCTTTTGCTGGACATTCAGTTACAGAAGAATTCCCATACGAACCACAATTTTTAGCGAATGAAAACTAAACTATCACTATTTGTTTTTTCGGTGCTTACAATCTTAACACCTGTAAAGCCACTTGTAGTAATAGCAGTTTTAGCAATCATCTTGGACACGTGTTTCGGTATTTGGAGAAGCGTTAAAAAATCAGGATGGAAGTCCATACGTTCACGCAGACTTTCACATACGATTTCTAAGACACTTTTATATAGTGGAGCAATCGTTTTTGTCTTTTTGTTAGAAAAGTATGTTATAGCTGATATTTTAGCACATTTCATTTCGATTGATTTACTCCTAACAAAGGCATTTACCTTTTTCTGCGTATACACGGAAGTTAAAAGTATCAACGAAAGCTACTACTCAGTTACAGGAGTTAATGTATGGGATAAGTTTATCAAGTTCGCAAAGAGATCAAAAGAAACCTTAGAAGATTTAAAATGAAGTTAGACATCAGTAAAATCAAACAAGTTCGTCTTAAAGACAATCAGTTTTTCAAAGAGGAAGCACCTAAAACTCAAATCTATTTACACCATACTGCGGGTAATGGAAATGCTGAAGGAGTTAGCCGTTATTGGAATGGTAACGAAACACGAATAGGAACTGCTTTCATAATCGGAGAAGATGGTACTATTGTTCAATGCTTTTCATCGAAACATTGGGCATGGCATTTAGGTATTGATAATCAAGACTTCGCTACAAACGGAGCTAAATACGTCAACTTAAATAAATGTTCTGTAGGTATTGAAGTATGTAATTGGGGGTACTTAACTAAAAGAGGAGATAAGTTCTATAACTATGCAGGAGGCCTTATAAGTCCTGCGAACGTAACAGAGCTTGAGAAACCATTTAAAGGATTTAAATATTACTACAAGTATTCAGATGCTCAGATTGAGTCACTACGTCAACTTGTGGAGTACCTGTGCGATACTTACGACATTCCTAAAGATTACAGAGCGGAGATTTGGGGAATTGATAAAGAAGCATTTAAAAACACGAAAGGAATCTTTACACACAATTCAGTTCGTAAAGACAAAAGTGATATGTACCCATGTCCAAGAGTGATTAAAATGCTTGAGAATTTATGAGGTGGCTGATTGTAGCTTTATTACTTAGTTCATGTACTGCTCATTATCACGTGATGAGAGCCATGAAGAAAGGCTACAGATGTGACGAAACAAGCGATACAATACAAGTTTCGACAATAGATTCAATTCCGTACGTTTTAAGAGACTCAATTTATTGGGAGAAGGTAATCGTACAGAAAGATACAATAGTGCGTTACAAGTCTTCTTTCGTGCCTAAAACACGGTTTCAAACACGTATTGAATACAAGTACAAGACGAAATACATAAAAGCGGAAGCGCAAAAGGTAAAATACCAAAATAAGTATATCACTAAGTACAAGACACGTTGGTTTTTAGTTATCCTTGCTTTCGTTTTAGGATTACTTGTCAAGTTTACATTTAACGAAACCTTTAGAAGTAGGTTACAACTTCTCACTAAACTATTCAGATGAGTAAACAAACAAGGTACAGACTGCAAGATGATGAGATTGAAATCTTAAACTCTTACAGAGCCATTAAACTTGAATCTAACGGACTTGGATTAGATGACAAAGATGTAAAACACGGATGGATAAAAAACAAACACGCATCTTTATTCTTTAAGAATCCTAACTTTAAGGAATCAGAGGAGGTAAATTACAAAGAGCTTCAGGAAGCAATCATTCAAGATATCCGTGATTTCAAACCTGAATACCCTACAATCTTTCGTAATCCTTCAACTGATGGACACTTATTAGTAATTGATCCTGCAGACGTTCACATAGGAAAGCTCTGTGATGCGTTTGAAACAGGCGAGGACTACAACAACCAAATTGCAGTAAAACGTGTTAAGGAAGGCGTTCAAGGAATCTTAGATAAAAGCTCAGGATTTAATATTGATAAAATTCTATTCATTGGAGGAAACGATATATTACACATTGATACTCCTAAAAGACAAACCACTGGAGGAACGCCACAGGACACAGACGGGATGTGGTATTCTAATTTTCTAATCGCAAAACAATTATATGTTGACATCTTGGAATCTTTGCTATCTGTTGCTGATGTGCATTTTACTTTCAATCCATCTAATCATGATTACACACACGGATTTTTCCTTGCTGATGTTATACAGACGTGGTTTAAAGATTGTGATAACATTACTTTTGATTGTTCTATTTCTCATCGCAAAGGATTTATATATGGGAAGAATCTAATAGGAACGACACACGGAGACGGAGCAAAACACGAACACTTACCTTTATTAATGGCTACTGAGTTTCCTCATGAATGGAGCTTATCCAAGCATCGTTACGTTTACACACACCATGTTCACCATAAAACGAGTAAAGATTACATTGGAGTTACTGTTGAGTCTCTCAGAAGTCCTTCTGCTTGTGACTCATGGCATCACATAAAAGGCTACCAACACGCCCCTCAGGCTTTGGAAGGCTTCCTACATCATAAAGATCATGGACAAGTGTGCAGAATATCACATTTATTTTAGTACATTTGACTCGTTAAATTAGTTTTTGTATTCAGAAAGGGGTTGTCATCACGTTGGCAGTCCCTTTTTTTATTCGTTTACCTTTATTCTGTTACAAAAAACGTTACCATTTACCCTTGTTTTGTGACAATATATTGTGAGTTTACATATTATTCTATCCATAACTGGTCATATAAAGGTCAAATACATATTACAATGTGCTTTTTAAGTTACAATTTACACCTCATCGGGTATAATTTTCATAGTAAAATCAACGAATTTGTAAAAAAGTGAAAAAAAATTGTTGATAATTGAAACCTTATGTTTATATTTGCATATAATTAATTCAGAAACTTAATTTAACAACGATGAAAAAACAAGAAATGATTAACGTAATAATGCTTGAAGAAAAGCAGTTATGGAAAGACGTAATTAATTGTAAAGAAACATTTGGGGAAGCGCACCAAATTACCCAAGACGCATTACGTAGATGGGGTGCAGTTTGTGAACTTGTAAAAAAATTAGGACTATGAAAACTTTAAACGAAAACCAAAAAGACATTATTGGAACAATACTAGCTTTATCTTTATTTTGGCTTGTAATGGGTTATTTTTTATCAACTACACCAAACTACATAAAAGAAGATAAAATAATAGAAGACATTCCTGTACACGTACAATCACCTGTATTAGAAAAATACGGGGAACTAATAACTAAAAACAAATAAGATGTTAGATATAGAATACGACAAAAACGAAATGACAATCAGTTACGAGAAAGGTAAAGTTTGTTTCTTAGTTACTTTAGATTGGTGGTGGGATGATTACACCAAAGACAGAATTTTCGATACTGAGTGGATTACTATTGACTTTGATATAGTTGAAGCTGAATGGTGGATTGAAGATAAACCTGAAGTGCATAAAATCGAACCAACAATACTTTACAAGGAATGGATTGCAGAGGAGATTGAAAAGATGCGTAGAAACGAAGGATTCCTGTTTGATGATATGCGAGAAAGATTAGAGAGTATTCACGAAGAAAGATTTGAAGATTATGGTATTTAGACTACAACGGATGATTCAGTTTTGGACAACGAAGTCATCACACGAACACATCAGAGGTACATTCAACGAGGAACTCTACAAACGAATTTGTGAAATTAAATTTAATCAGCAGTTATGATACCAAAAGAAAAAGCGGATTTTTTAATTCAAATGTTTGATTTTAATGGTTATTTATTAAATGAAACTAATTTAGAAACAAGCAAATCATTTGCAAGCAAATCAATCACATTAATTATTGAAGAAATAGACAACCAATATCAAGTAAATTATTGGTATGAAGTATTAAAAGAAATAGAAAAGTTTTAAACATAGAAAATAAAAACCCATAAAAACTATGAGAGAAAATGAAAAAATATATTACACATAGATTTAGTTCGATAATGATAGGAATGAAAACACAGGCACTATACGTTTTTGATACAACGGTTGTAAGCGTACCCCTGACCTTAATATCCTTTTGGGTATTAAAGGTTTTAGGGTACTTAGGGCTTGTATTGACATTAGACCATGAAGTATTATCGGCACTGCCGTTGCTTCTATTGATTGATGTTTTTGTGGGTATGCGAAAGTGGAGAGTATTAAGAAAGTTCAATACAAAGCTGATGTATCAGGGCTTGATGGAAAAACTTGTTTTCTGCCTTATTATTATGGTGGTGATAAACATATTTGTTTTGAACCTCGCAGGTCATGCAGATATGGCAGACTATATGAGATTGCTGGGAATGTTTATTGTCCTTAGTTATCCTGCCATATCAATATTCAAAAACATATTCTTTTTAACTAACGGTCGCTTCCCACCAATCGGGTTTATGGCTATATGGGAAAACTTTGAGAAAACGGCATCTGTTGATGACATTTTCAGGCACGAAAGCACTAAGGCGGACGAATCAATATTTGTAAACGAAACTAAAGAGAAAACAGAATAATGGGATTAAGACCACATTTAAGGGGTACAACATTCAGGGGGTTCGATATTAAGTTGATGTTGAATGCCGTACCTGTTGACTTAACGGGGTGTGAGATTGTTGCCACATTTCGATTGGGGAGTAAAACAGGGTGTGACGTTAAGGAGTTCACGATAGGCAACGGGGTAACGGTAACAGATGCAGCAGAGGGTGAATTGTCTTTACTGACAGATACCATGATTAACTGGGCGGTGGGTAAATGGTTCTTTGAGGTTCGGGTGATAGACACCAACGGGGTTAATACTTCATACTGGGCGGATATATTTGATGTAACGCAAAACGTACCGAGAAAATGAATTTAAGTCAAGGGTATATATCAGCAATGAGCAAACGGGTGCAACCTATTGGGAAGCTTCATCTTGATAAAAAGGCATGGGATGAAAGCAAACATCCAAGAGTAGAAGCTGGTAATGAACACGGTGGAGAATTTGCGGGTAATAATGGTGGTAATGGTTCAACTTTTAAAAAAGAAAGCGACGATGGAAGGGGAACAAGGATATATGTAGACGAAAATGGGTACAAAGCAATATTTACAAAGATAGGTACTTCTACATATTTTGAGCTTTCAGATAAGAACAACAGGATAATAATACCATCTCAAAACGGAGGCACAAAATACGGAGTAAAAGAAACACTGTCGCTGACTTTGCCTTGCCTAATCTCTGAACAATATTACCTGCAGAACTTGGGGCGGTTGCTGTTACTCCGCCTGCTGTTGTATCAAGCCAGTAAGTAGC